CGTTTGCGCCTCATCTTCCCTATCTCAGGATCAAAGGCGTTAAAAGTTATGTACCAACACTTTCCAGTGGATAACTGCGGCAGAGAATACTGCCTAATACGTGCGTGCGCGGAATTTTGATAAGACATTTTTTTTTCTTTCCGGAGACTATCATCCCCAGAAAGAAACGTGTCACAATTTTGTCGCAGTGAAACGGCTTTTCGATGCTCTATCTTACTGATACTGAGTGCATCTGACTCCGTTTTGTTGCGGAGGAAGGATTCGCGTTCTGTTTTTGTCTTTTTATAAATCATTCTTTTCCAATATCTTACAAAATCAATTTTGGCCCATTTCGAGCCGTTTTGTCGCAATTTTGTCGCAGCGACATCCCTATTTCAAAGAAATGGTTTTATCAAGTTCCTGTACTTTTAATGCATTTACAGCGCCATAATAGTTGATGGCAGCTCCGAGAGACAATGACGCTATGACTTCTGGATGCTTTTCTGACCATCCCTTACCTTTTTTATCATCCATCTCTCTTGATAATAATCTATAATACTCCAAGATTCCTACTACTGCATCCCAATCTAGTTTAGCAAGATTGTCTGTGATGGGTTCCCTTCTCTCTCCAATTTTCTTTACGTCAATCATTTGTTTAGTATTTCAATGTTATTTTCACCAAAGACCAGTTTTAGAACCTGGTCTTTTTTGTCTTGAGTCAACCTAATCTGCAAGATAGCTTCAACAGGTTCCGGTTCGGAGTCAGACTTCTTTATTAAGATGTCCGGGTAACTAATGATCTCAATTTCACTCATTGAAAGTCCATGTGCCAATTTTGAAAGTTGACGTATCGACATTTGGATGCTGCCATTCAGGATTTTGCTAGTCTGTGACGGCGTAGTGCCGATGTATTCGGCAATAGTTGCTTGCTTTAACATCCTGTCATTCATTATTCTACGGATGTTTTCAATGAGATGCGAATAGAAATCCTTCTCTTCCATACTTTTTTATTTGAAGTTAACCACTGATAATCAGATAGATATAACAATAATTGAAAATTAGTTTCAAATTTTGAAACAAAATGTTTCATAATATGAAACTAAGTGTTTATATTTGCACATCCGATTCACAAACGGAACACAAACGAGAGTGAAAATGGGCGGCAAAAGTACTAATTATTAACTTATTTAACAAGATTATGGGAGCATTATTATTCGTGCTGATTGCTTTGATTCTGCTTGGCGGCATCCTGCTGATGTTCGTCATCCTGACTCTGGTTACTAAGCCTACATCCTGCTGGCACTGCAAGTATTATGATCATGGATACTGCAGCCTTCATAAAAAGGAAGTGAAGGGAAATGATACTCCGTGTGATGACGGAGAGATAGAAATGAATTATGGTAATCCTTACAGCTTCTGAGGTATGAAAAAGGTTATTACAATTTATCTGGGTATGGCGCTGGTGTTTACTCTGCTTACCGCTGAGAGTGAGAAGCCGGGTTTACTGGTTGTGGTGTTGGTTAACCTGGTTGTGGCCATTGCACTGGCTAAGGCTTACGGCGTGATTGATGAACTTAATAATATGAACTTATGAATGCTACAGTAGAACAGGTTGAATCTCTTCTTTCAGAGCTTACTGAAGATGAGCGTCAGTTACTCAAGGACACTATCAAGTATGGTGGTTGGGGTGATGGAGATTATGAATTTCTTAAGGATGACGGCAGTTATGAGACTGTCGGTATGTATGGATATTGCACCAATGATGCCAAAAATGGCGGTCACTTCTCCGGGAGGGTTGTTTCCTCAATGTTCAGAGCTATCTACAAGAAACTCTGTAAAGCCGATAAGCACCGGATTGGCGAAGTTATTTCACATTGCAATGATTGGTGGGGAGATGGCTCCGGTGATATGCTTTTCATTCGCTTCACATGGTGTGATGCTTTCGAGAAATGGTCAGCTGAATAATCATGTTACTGCAAGTTGAGAATACTAAGGACGGATATGTGGTATCCGGATGGTTTAACGAGGAATCCGGTTACTGCCGGTGGCGGCCACTGATGAACTTTGGCCAGGCACAGGGTGACGCATTATGGGCCTGCCATTCCCATCTGCCTAAGATGGATGAACTAGCACTGAAACGCATGGCAGACCGCTATAACAAGAATATCCAGTATCACATCAGTGGTCTGGCAGCTGTCAGAGTTTTTGAGCACGTAAAAAGATGAAAAAGATAATGTTCAGTGATGTGTACGGCCTTACTCAGGCCGTACTGGAAGGACGCAAGACGATGACGCGCCGTATCATCGATGATTCTGATACTCAGGCCGCGCTGGAGGAACTCTGGGAGGATGATAATGTAGGCGGTACCGATTGGAAGATACTCCTTGAGAAAACTGCAAGGTATAAAGTAGGCGATATTGTGGCCATAGCTCAGAGTTATAGAGACGTATTCCTGCATCTGGAGGATGATGCTGCCAAGGCAGGTTTTATGGATGATCTGAAATACAACTACTGGCCAGCTACTAGGACTAACCAGATATCCGGATGGGTGAATAAAATGTATGTTGCATCCAAGCTGATGCCTCATCAGATTGAGGTTACTGCAGTGAAGATTGAGAGGCTGCAGGATATATCACCTTCTGATGCTTTGTCGGAGGGTGTTGAGAAATGGCTAGACGGATATATCATTCCCGGACTCATGGCGCGTAATGGCCAGCATAATAAATGCTTTGATACACCATGCCAGGCTTTTGCTGCGCTCATTGATAAACTGTCGGGTGCCGGTATCTGGGAAGGTAATCCGTATGTGCTTGTCTACAATTTCATACTTATCAAATAACCTATTAAACAAAACCAATATGATTGACGAAAAAAGAATCCTGGAGACCTATAGGAAGGGTACTCCTGAAGAGAGAGAATTACTGATGCGCCTTATGGATCCTAGCTTCATTGAGGAGCACATCACGGAGATTGTTCAGAGTTATGAGGATGCAGTGAAGATGGTGGGTGATGACCTACCTCTGAGCGTACTCAGTAAGATGCCTAAGCACCTGCAGGCACAGCATAAGCTGGAGGTGATCACCAAGGCGCTTAACTGCGGATGGCGTCATCCTCAGGACGGTGAGACCTGGTGCTACTACGTATGGGGCCGTTTCTATGACAAGGAAGAGATAGCCAAGATGAGCCAGGAGGATAAGGATAAGAGTATCCTGGTTCGCTTGGGCGGTTCTGCGACTGACGGTGCGTACTGCGGTCTCGCTTGCCTGCACTCGTCTTACGCCTTCTCGCTCTCGGTTGCGCATTTCGGCTCTCGCCTTGCTTACAAGACTTGGGAGCTGGCGGAGTATAGTGCTCAGCAGTTCCGTGATCTCTGGGCAGAGACTCTGTTCTATTTGCCGGTACAGGAAGATGAGGAGGAAGCGGATAAATAATGTCTTATACCGGTTACCGGCAGATGACCGTGAGGCTCTTATGGCAGCTATGGATGGCGTGAACATCTACTCCACTTACAAGGGCCGTCCGGTCATGCTGGTTCCGGATGATTACAGGTGGTATGGCAGTACTGAAAGTAAAGCATAAGAGTCACAGATGGGGCCGCAGCATGCGAGTGCATCCGGAGCGTTTTGGGGTTGCATATATCCGGCATACGGATCCTGAAGTGTCTGAGTTGATACCGCTGAAGGGTGTCACGTTTGAGCAGGTGATCGATAGAGTTTCGGAGTCACTGGAGAAGTCCGGTGTGAGCCGTGATGAGTTTGAATTTATCATATCTAAATAATCTTATGAGAACAGTAGCAAAAGTTTGGGAAGGCGCGTCAGAGGATGCCAGGCATGACATGGTGACGCGGATTATGAGTCAGGGCAAGGTGGCGCCGTCCACAGTATACATGTGGATGCGTGGAGATCGTAAGCCACAGCATCTGTACCAGAAGCTGATACAGAGCACCATCCAGAGAGTGACAGGTGACAGTATTCCTCTGACCGAATTATTCCCACAGCAATGAAAGATGACCTATGTATAGTGGTGATTCCGTACAATGGTAACGGAGCACAGGGTAATGAGTTGAAGCTGGCCATCAGAGGGTGGGTTACTCATTTCTGTCACAGTAACTTTAAGATAGTTCTGGTGGGGGAGAATCTGCCTAAGGAATTTGATGGGCATGACTGGATGGTGCTTATGGAGAGTAAGCGCGTGCCTGAGCGTGCCGGCAGTTACCGGCAGCACCTGGATTATGTAAACTGTTTCCTTAAGGTGTATGAGCGTTTTGGAGATCAGACCAGCGGTTTCATTTTCACAGCTGATGATGTGTATGCTGTGAATGATTTTGACCTGGCAGATGTGCAGGTTCTGAAGGCTCATGCTTCGTCATTCTGCGGAGATCCAACCAGTACAAACGGCTGGAAGCGTGACATGGCCAAGACCAGGGCACTACTGGACCGTGAGTTTTTGCCGTGTGTGAACTACACAACTCACCTGCCTCAGTGGTATGACTGGGAGAGGCTGCTGATGATATATGCTCTATACGGCATGCGCACGGAGAGCTATGTATTTGAGAACGTCTACTACAACCATTATTGTGGCAGGAGACTGCCGGAACTTCTGGACGGCAATGATCGTTACCGTCTGGGCGTATGGAGTAAGGATGACGTAAAGAAGGTGCCGGAAGCTATGCTCCATAAGATATGGATAGTGAACAGCGTGGATGGATGGAGCCGTGAGCTGGAGGATAGATTATGCAAACATTATGATGACTGGAGTATATGATTAAGAAGGATGATATTTTTATGGCCACTGAGGGCGGTAAGACTGTCATTGTTCATTACTATCCTCAGGCATCGGCCTGCTTTGCCGGCAGAGGTAAAAACTTCAAGATCCGTGATGATGACCGTAATCCTTCCTGTACCGTTTTTGAGAAGGAGGGTGTGTGGTTCATCCAGGATAAGGGCGGCAGTGATACCAAGGCTTATACGGCCATTCAGCTGGTGCAGCGTGAGGAACACCTGACATTTGCCCAGGCCATTGAGTGGATAGCCGCCAAGTTCGCTCCCCATCTGCTGGGTGAGAAAACGGTGAGCACCAAGCCTCAGCCTAAGATGGAGGAGGTGAAGGCTCAGGATATGATATCGGTGCAGCACCGGCAGTCCGGAGAGTTCAGCCAGATGGAGCTGGATATGCTGGGATACAAGATCACTCCGGAGCTTTGCAAGGATCTGCATCTGGAGCCGCTGGACTCCTATATCACAGCTAAGAACCAGAAGGGTAAGAGTTATAAGATATCGGCCACTGAGAACTATCCCATCTACTACTACAATTACGGGACCTGGGGCAAGATATACCAGCCGCTGGGTGATATCAGGTTCCTGTATGTAGGGCAGAAGCCGGAGAATTTTGTATTCGGTGATAACGCCTTCATGCTGGCCTATGAGAGAGCCAAGAACGGTATTTATCCGGGTAGTCCGGATGAGAAGCCTAAGGGCGGTGATGAAGAGGAGGAAGGCATAGAGGTACCGGCCAAGTTCAAGCATCTGATTATCTGCTCAGGTCCCAGTGACGCGCTTAACGTGCGTGGTGCCAATATGGACTATCATGTGTGCTGGCTCAATTCCGAGACGGCGGATCTGAGTGAGTTTGAACATGCCAATATGGAGCATATTGCCGAGAAGCTGTATATTCTGTATGACATTGATGAGACCGGCCTGGCTAACATGTACCGGATAGCGCTGCGTTACCTGGATCTGCGTATCATCCAGCTGCCTGCTGAACTGAAGCGCTTCAATGACCGTAAGGGTAAGCCGTGCAAGGATGCGAAGGATTTCTTTGTGCATTTCCGCCGTCCGGAGAATCCCAATCCCAGGAGCCTCTTTGCAGACCTGGTTAAACTCTCCGGCAGCCTCATGTTCTGGACCAGGAAGGAGACTAGAACCGGGTGGCAGTATGATGTCAATAACGAGCAGATGTATTCCTTCCTGAGCGCAGCAGGATTCCATAAGATTGCCACTCCTGCAGAGAAGAAGGGATACTCCTACTGCTTCGTCCAGGATAACGTGGTGACGCTCATTGATGAGTCTGCCATAGGCAGCATGTGTGCCAGCCATCTGATGGAGTATCTTAAGACTCATCCTAAGTACTGGAGCCAGCAGCTGGCCAACTGTCTGTACCGATCTGCCCAGATGGAGGCCAAGTCCCTGAGTCACCTGCAGACGGTTCAGCCTGACTTCAAGAATTGGGATGCGGAGAAGGATATCCTATTTTTCCAGAACGGCATATTCTGTGTAACCAAGAAGGGTATAAGCCGCATGAAGCCGGATGACTGTCCGTGTATGGTATACAGTAACAAGATTCTGCCGTATGACTTTGCCATAGAGGAGCCGTTTTTTGATATTGACTACTCCGATGAGATGAAAACGCTTATGGCTCGCCTTCGCGCCTATGCTCCCCAGTCCCCTGAATATTTTGCTACGCAAAAAGAAATTGACGCTCTGAACACTAGTGGGAAGTACCGGCTGATTATCAAGCGAACAGACCTCTCTTTTATGAAATATCTCTATAATACCGGCAGAACTTACTGGCGTAAGGAGGAGGCAGGCATCCAGCTGAGTCAGGATGAGAAGGCAGAGCAGGATCTGCATTTCATAAACAAGGTAATGGCGCTGGGTTATATGCTGACCAAGCATAAAAATGCAGGACAGCCGTATGCTGTATTCTGCATGGAGACCGAACAGAGTGAGGAAGGTACTCATCTGGGTGGTACCGGTAAGTCACTGTTTGCATCTTCTATGGAGGTGATGCGCACGCAGCTCTTCATTGACGGCCAGGGCATGGAGCAGAAGAATGACCAGTTCATGCTGCAGGGTGTCAAGCCAGGTATTACGGATTACATCTTCATTGATGATCTGAACCGGACCGTGGATCTGCATAAGTTCATGCCTATGATTACCGGTAAGATGGTGGTCAATCCCAAGAACACAGCTGCCTTCCTGATCAACTTCAGTGACTCTCCCAAGGTCATCTTTACCAGTAACCATGCGGTCAAGGGTTTTGATGCTTCGCTCAGGCGCCGTACCTGGTTCTGTGCATTCAGTGACTACTATCATGCGGATGATCTCCAAAGAGGTATGAAGGAGAGGTCTCCACTCTCTGAGTTCGGAAAAAACCTGATATCGGATTACGATGATAAGGAGATGAACAGCTTTATGAACTTCCTTATGAACTGCATGACCGTATGGAAGAGAATAGGTGTCCGGATCCAGCCTCCGATGAAGGAGATTGAGAAGCGTATCATGCAGCGTGACCTGACTGATGAGTTCCTGTTCTGGGCGGATGAATACTTTACTGAGGAGAGGCTGAACTGCCTGGTGAATAAGGATGAGGCATTTGATGCTTATAAGCAGACTCTGAATCCCAAGTTTGCCCAGATGATGAAGGCCAGGACCTTCAAGCAGAAGGTAATCATGTACTGCAGCTATAAGGAATGGAAGTTCAATCCACAATCCATGCTGATTAGTGAGACCGAGAAGAGCCGTAATGACATACGCCGTAAGGTGGATGGTAAGGAGTGCTACTTCTTTTATATTGATACGAAGGGTACCGTCTCGGACACTCCTTCGGCGTCAAAACTCATAAACCGGGAAACGGAGGTGTCAAATGATGAGCCTCCATTTTAACGAATCGGCCTCTGGGGGGTGTCTGAGGGGGGTAACAACTTTCCTCAAAAAATAACTCCATTTTCTCTGACTTTTTGACGCGGAGAGTAAATAAAGTATCATAATTTATTGAAAATAAGATATTTAAACCGCGTCAAAACTCGGCGTCAAAACCGCGTCAATGGAAAGTAACTGACGCAGAAGGCTTTTAAGAGGGTTTTTTCTCCGGAAAGTTTTGACGCCACACAGTATCAGAGAGTTAAGTGGTTTTTTAATGATTTTGAGTGTCAAACGGCGTCAAACAATTTTGACGCGGATAATAGACTGATTATTAACCTATTGTAAAAGCGGCGTCAAAGCGTCAAAACTTTTGCACTTTTTGAACTTGAGAAGAAAAACAGCAAAAAATGGAGAGAATTGCGAGGCCATTGGGCATTACTCAAAACATAGGCGGTGAAAGCCGTAAACTCTGGTACTATAACTATGTGCCGGAGGGTATGCGTGAAGCCAGACCTGAGGAACTTCATTACGGTCTGCTGGTACTGCATAAATGTGTGGAGTCAGAAGGCTACCACACTCTCTACGTGGATGATCAGGATATCCCTATTCTTAAGAATAAGATACGTGCAGGGTATCCTGTATATGTCAAGGACTACAGTAATATGAACAAGTAATTTTGTGTGGACTATGAAAGGAATGGTTCTGGATGTGAATGTAGGCACCTTCCTCCGTCAGTGGGTAATACAATCGGAAGGCTCTGACTGTGTGCAGCTGGGAAGGACATCTGATCTCTGGAATATGGTCAAGAGTAACCTGGTTGTGGCCAGCGCCACAGACATGTCAATGATTGCCAAGGCTGATGAGTGTATACATGTGTATCTTTATGACTGCAAGGGACGCTCCAGCTGGAACGCCGTGGATCAGAAGAAAATCTATATGAATACCATGTTCCGGTGCTACATGACGGAGCAGGGACATTACTATTTCCGGCGTTACCTGGAACGGCAGTTGAAGGTGGAGTTCTATGCTTACATGCTGGGGAACTTCAACACCGGTGAGCGTAAGATCAGTGATACCATCACGGATTTCCTTATAGATTTCCAGCTGCCTATTGACAATAAGAGGATAGCAGCTCTTACCAAAGCATGGTACCGGTTCCGCCTTACAACTGATAAAAATTTCCGTGTTCCCATCTTTTTTTAATCCTCGTAACGTCTTGATTTTATTAACATTAAATACATAATTATGGCTAAATTGGGTATATCGAAAATTGAGTGTGTCGACATATCGAATGTGTCGGATTACTCATTCTTGCCGGGCGGAACCAGAGTGAAGTTAAGCAGCTTCATCTCCGGTGATCCTGAATGGCTCACTCTCAAACAGACACAGGATACCGTCCAGCTCTCAGAAAAATGGCTGATGGATGATAAGGGCCATCGGAGTAACGTAAAGGTTTCCGGTAGTATACGTATAGATAAGAATGCACAGATGCAGCTATCAAACAAACTGCTGGGGCGCCGCCATATCTTCAAGGTCACGGCGGTTGACGGAACGGTGTATCTGGTAGGATCCGTAGCGTATCCTCCCAAGTTCACCTGGCAGAATGAGATGAGTGGCATATCATCTTCAGAGATTGCCTTCACTATAGAGTGCTCATCCTCTCACGGCCTTTATATATGTATATAGGTCCGCGAATGATGGCATTCGGTAGTATACTTTTGTCAGTACAATCAAGTGATTGAGATATGAATCTGAGTGTGTTTACCAAGAATCTGCGCGGTCCCTGGATGCTCCATCCGCAGCAGGCAGCGGTGATGATGCCCATCGTGAAGGGTATCATTGCCGGTAATCTGCTGGAGATGGATAAGGATGAGCGCAAGCTGTCAGAGAAGATTGAACTTAAGGATTTCTACTCAGGCAGCAAGAATAAACTCTCCGGATCCAACAGGAATAAGTCTGTGTTTGTGGTTCACCTGGAAGGTACCATGACCAAGGAGGATACCTGTTTCAACTATGGTACCAGAACCATAGCCGATGAACTGAGGAGAGCTGATAAGGAGAGTGATGTGATAGGTCATATCATAGTTGCTGACAGCGGTGGTGGCGCCGCTGACTCTGTGCCGGATCTGGCTGATGCCATCCGGTCCCTGGAGAAGCCTATAGTATCCCTGGTTGATGGAATGGCAGCATCTGCATGTATGTATGCCATATCATATACCAGCAAGATTCTGGCTCACCAGGATATGGATATGGTAGGCTGCATAGGAACTATGATAACCGTATCCGGCTGGCCTAAGCTGCGCCGTGATGCAGATGGTTATGTGGAGATGCGTATATATGCAGATCAGAGTGCCGAGAAGAATGCTGACTATGAGGCTGCACTGGAGGGTGACACTCGCCTGATCAGGGAGAATATCCTGGATCCTCTGTGTGAGAAGTTCATCAATGACATGAAGGCTAACAGGCCGGCAGCTGCCGATGACCAGCTTAAGGGACGTACCTATTTTGCCAAGGATGTGATAGGTACTCTCATTGATGGTATAGGCGGTATGACTGAGGCTATTGATGCTATCCTTGAGATGGCAGACAGTAAGAATAAACCAAATGAGAGTAATATGAAAAGTAAGTATCCAAACATGACTGCTCTGGCATCACTTGCTGAGGCAGTTCTGGCAGAGGATGGCAGCGTAACTCTCCAGGCTAACCAGCTGGAGGAGATTGAAGCTGCTCTCTCTGCAGCGTCTCAGGCATCTGAGACACAGGAGCTGGAGAACCTTCGTTCACAGCTCGCTGAGCGTGAAACAACCATTACCGGTCTGCAGGAGCAGGTGACCAATGCTGAGAATCAGCACACCACTGATGCCGCTCGCATCCAGGAGCTGGAGACAGCACTGAATGCAGCCATCAACCATGAGCCTGACGGTGATGGTGTGCAGGTTAAGAAGAATCCGGAGGCTGCCGATGAGGAAGGCGGTGCTAAACCGGCTGAGAGTTATGAGCAGGCTGTATCAGTTTGCCGTGAGTTTTTGAATAACCATTAAAAAAGAGAGAATATGGAACTTAGTGAAATTCTTGTCAACTCCGGAGCGAAATTTCGCAAGGAGATTATCGCCATGCCAGTAGTGGCATTGGAAAAGACTCTCAAGCACATGACCATCCGCAGGGGTGTTCGCGGTGATGAGACAGTAGGTACTTATGAGAGCGGTGCAGAGGTTCGTCCTTACAAGACCGGTAAGAACGCCACTGATACCGGTAAGTTCGGTGCTCGCACACTGACCACTTACCTGGGTGATGTGGTTGAGGAGTTTGATCCTTACCAGCTATTTGCAACCGTTTACGGTGAGAGCTTCAGCAGCCTGACTGAGCGTAAGGAGGCTGATATTGTTCGTGACATGGCTCTGGCTATGGCAAAGACAGTATCTTCAAAGTTGGGTAAGGCTCTCTTCAAGGCTGTACGTAACAGTGACGGCACCAGCACAATGGATCTCTTCAATGGTTTCAATACCATTGCTGCCACTGAGATCACAGCCGGTAACATTGCCGTGGCCAAGGGTAACCTGGTTGAGGTGAATGCCATTACCGAGCTTAATGCCGGTGACGTTCTGGAGCAGATCTATGATGCAGCCAGTGATGAACTGAAGGATCAGGATAACAAGAGGATGTATGTAAGCTCTGCTATCAAGTCAGCTTATGCTAAGTGGTGCCTTGCTACTCTGGGCGCTGTGGCTTATAACACTGCTTACAACAAGAATCTGCTGCACTTTGATGAGAGCGTGGAGCTGGTTGCTCTTCCTGGCCTCAAAGGATCTAATTATGTCATCTTCTCAACTAAGAACAACATGCTTGTAGGTTGTGACCAGATGAGTGACGCTGAGCGTGCCAAGATCCGTGAGTGCGACAATCCTAAGGCAGTTCAGTTCTTTATGTGCCTGTACTGGGGCGTTCAGTTCGAGTCAATTGATTCCAGGTTCCTGATGATCGGTAAGATGCCGGGTAGCGGTTCAGGTTCAGGTAACGGTGAAGGTTAACCTTAAAGTTAATAGGATATGAATCTAGGGAATCTTGATTTCAATATCGGTGGCATCAATCCTTCAGGGATTGGTGTTACCGTTTACCGAGTAGCTAAGAAGGATATCACTGGCTGGCCTTCAGTCAATGATGATCCTAACTCTGGCTCCGGTAGCGGAGACAGTCTTTCCAAGCTGGTTGGTGACTTCACACTGGCCTCCGGAAAGAAGTGGGATAAGATTTACTCTACTCAGGGTAAGGGTAAGGCTACCTTTGAGACAATCGGTGAGACAGACTGCATGATGGTCAACAATAAGTTGACACTCAGCTTCCCTGATCTGACCGCTGAGGCTCTGGGATTCAGCAAGGCCGCCATGAATGGAGACTTCGTGTATATCGTTAAGTCTGCAGGCCGTTACCATGTCATCGGCTCTAAGGATTATCGTACTGTGACTCAGCCTGCCGGTGATACCGGTGATGCTGCCGGATCAGCCAAGGGTTGCACCATAGAGATAACCGCTCCGGATGTTACTCCGCTGCCTATCTATCTGGGTGTAATCGTGATGGCTGACGGTTCGCTGGACTGCGCCACTGATACGTTTACTCCTGCCAACTGATGAACCAGGAGATAAGGGAATACTTAAACAAGCCGAATCCGGATTTTGATGCCGGATTCAGCTTGTTTTGTCGTTATTCCAGGAACCAGTCAATGATGAGCTGGATAGGACGCAAGAAGGACATGGAACGGCTCCTATATGAGCTTGCAAAACTGGAAAAGCAGAACCTGCCTGTCAATCCTCAGGCATCGGTAATGACCTCTCGTTACAATACTCCTGGTAATGTTCATCTGGGCGTGCCGGTACCGGTTGCGGCTCCAGGTCCTCAGATCACTTTCAAGACCTATGATGAGCGCCGTACCAGACGTGCTGACCTGAGTGAGGATATGCAGAAGGTCTATGATAGCATCACGGAGGAGTATAAGCTGCGCCGTGGCTACCATGAGAAGCTGAAGATGGCTCAGACTGATGCAGACCGTGCCTCTCTGCGTGAACGTCTGCTGATATGCCAGAAGCATATTGAGGAGGGATGGAAGCAGATTGATGCATGGCTTCTGGAACAGGAGAAGATAAAGAGCGGTAAGGGATTCAATGTGAGTTCATATCGTTCATACATCACCAAGATGCTCCAGAAGGGTGATAAGATGACGGCTCTCCAGCGTGATACCGTGCGTATGCGTGCCAAGGCGCTGCAGGATGCCGGTGAGGTCCTTGGTGAAAAGGTACTCTCTCAACTGAAGAAATATGATTTGCTATAATTGATTTCTTTGTTGAAATTGGACGTATGTCCCAAATGCCCAGGGTAACCTGGGTATTTTTGTTCCCATGATTATGTCAAAAACGCCGCTGTCAGAGACGCAGTTAAAGAAGATCCAGGAAGATGCAGGTATGAGGTTCACCATATCAGAGATAGCACTTATGCTGGAGATGCCGGTGGAGGAGTTCCGCCGCAGGGTTAATGATCCGGATGATGAGCTGGCCAAGGCTTATACCAGAGGCAAGTTGGATACGGAACGTAAGTATCGTGAGAAGTTGCAGAAGCTGGCTGAGGGAGGTAATGCCTGGGCCATCCGGATCCTGGAGAGCAAAACTATTAAACAACAGGAGGAGGAACTGGGATTACATGGCTAAAATCAAAAGATTATCGGAGGATAAGGTGGATATGCTGGCCGCCGCTATGGAGGATGAGTCCAAGCAGGCTGAGCTGTGTGAACGTGACAAGGAACACCTGAAACGCTTGAAGGATGTCTATGCTTACTGGCTGGATCATCCGATGCTCACGGATTTGAGGGTTCGTGACTATATTATGACCACTCATAAGCAGAATAAGATGCAGGCTTACCGTGACCTGTATCTGGTGAAGCTGCTGCTGGGTTCCGCTCCCAAGGCAAATAAGGAATTCATGCGGTACAGGAGTAACTACCTCTATGAGATGGCAGCTGCCGCCGCCATTGCCGGTAATGATGCCAAGGCCAAGGCTCTGACCAAGATAGCTGATGGTATTGTCAAGGCTAACCAGCTGGATGTTCCGGAGGGAGAGGATTATCCGTTTGAGGAGATTGTGCCCAAGGATTACTCCTTCACAGTTGATCCTACCGTGATAGGTATCACACCGGAACCGGGTGCCAGAACGAGAGCTATGACACTGCTCAAACAATACGCTGAGGAGATTGACGCTGATGGAGCAGGAGAATAAGAAATATCTGAATCGTGCCCAGCAGGAGGCTCTGGCTATAGCTGCCCATACGGAGATTGATATCTGTGGCCGCCGTTTTGGTAAGTCATTTGGTATAGTGTCACTGCGTATCATGCGAAATGTGATGTTCATGCCAGGATCCACAGGATGCTTCGTGGCCAGTTCTTATAAGCAGGCTCATACACGCACACTGCCTGCAGCTCTCTCCGGTCTGGCTGAATTCGGCTGGATCCGTGATGTTCACTATGTCATAGGTAAGCGGCCTCCTCAGAAACTGGGATACCGGCAGCCTATCATTCCGCTGAATAACTTTGATGATGTGGTATCGTTCTATAACGGTGCCCAGATGCTGATAGTGAGTCAGGATGTGAAGATGTCATCCAACTCGGCTACCTTTGACTGGATCATAGGTGATGAGGCCAAGGGCCTTAACTTTGACAAGCTCAAGGATGAGACATTCCCTGCCAATGGTGGTACCAGACGTTATTTCTCTGACTGTCCTTGGCATCACGGCATGCTGTTCGTCAGTGATATGCCGGTACTCAAGTCTGCACGCTGGCTGCTGAACTATCGGGAGAAGGCCACACCGGAAGTGGTGGATACCATCAAGGCTCTGCTGGCAGAACGCTGGGAAGTTACACTATGGGAGGATAGCGAACTGAAACAGGAACGCCTGGAAGAGCTGGATAAACTCATCAATGGCCTGCGCCGGCATGCGGTACTCTACCGTGAATGGTCCACATTTGAGAATGTGGATGTGGTAGGTCTGAGTTATATCAAACAGATGAAACGTGACCTGCCTCCTCTGGTATTCCAAACATCCATCCTGAGCAAACGTATTGAGAAGATAAAGGATGGCTTTTATCCCAATTTCCGTGATAACATTCACACCTACATCTCTAACAACAACACGCCGCTGGAGGCAGACGGTTATGATTTCACAGCCAAGGACTATGGCTGCCTGACTGATGGTGACGTGGATCTGAAGGCACCTATCTCTGTGGCCTTTGACTATAATGCCAATATCAACTGGCTGGTGGCGGCACAGCGTGACGGCAGCACACTCAAGATCATCAAGAGCTTCTTTGTCAAGTATGAGCGTAAGCTGCGTGAGTTGGTGGATGACTTCTGCCATTACTACAGGGCACACATAATGAAAACTGTCATCTTCTACTATGACTCAACAGCACTGGGCAGTAACTATGCTGTCAGTAATGATGACTTCCGGAGCGTGATAGTGGAACAGTTCAATAAGAACGGCTGGCATGTGGAACAGAAGTTCATAGGTAAGCCAATGAAACATACGGAGAAGTACACTATCCTGAATGACGGATTCAAGGGTGCCAAGCATCTGCTGCCTATGTTCAATGCAGAGAACAATGAAGCGCTGCTTATTGCCATACACATGGCAGAGGTCATCATAGACAGCCGCGGATTCCATAAGTACAAGTCCGGTGAGAAGCTGGCAGAGAGTGAGGATGACCTGCTGGAGCACCGTACAGACGGCTCTGATGCCTTTGATACTCTATACCTTGGTAACGTACTCTATCCATACGTGGTGAGCGCTCCGCTCGGCACGGCTCTCTGATTTTTTTCGCCTCGCATATTCGCTGCAA